CCACCTCCGAATCTGTCACGCGCCGGTCACGCTCGACGCTCTTGCCCGAGATGCCCAACCGGTTCAGGTGGCTTACGGCGTCGGCCACTTCCTGAACATCGACCTTGATTTTCATCTCGGTGCGGGCCGTTGAATAACAGGTCCGCAATGTCATTAGGGCGTGCAGCACAGTCGCCGGACTGCGGGTTTTCCCGTACTCCTTTCCCCACGCCACAATATCGCCCGACACGACGCGCAGAATGGGCAGCTTCCCAAGTTTCGAGTCGATCAGGTGATTCATGGAATTGCTCAGGCCGCGAATGTCCTTCTTCGCGTCGATCAGCGCCTGGCGGTGCGTCTCGACCACGGCGGCCACGGTTGTGAGCTGCGGCATGTCGGTCATCGTGCCTTTTGCGTAGGCTTCCTCTATGCCCCATCCCCACGTATTGGCCTGCCGCTCAGAATCGAATGTGGCCGATTTCTCATAGACAATGAGGCCGTGTTCTTTGATGCGAACTTGGGCCTGAAATCGTCCGTTACGCTTGCGGATGGTGGGCATTTTAGGGTGACTCCGGTGTGACAGGGCATTTTGTCACACTGATTGTCACACTTTGGCGGTGTTTAATGGTGTTTTGCGGTGTGACAAAGTGCTGTATAAAACAACATGCACAGGCAAAAACGTCAATAAACACGCGGACTTGCGCGAATAGTGCTCAATCTGTAAAAAGTATGGATCAAATTATAGGTTTGCGGGATTCCGAGTGAAAAAACGCATTTGTCACACTTTCTGTCACACCAGCCGGGCTTCTCGCATTCGTGAGTTTAGCGTCTGAGCCTTCGCAATCTGATTCTGAATGTGTAAATCCAGATCGGATTGACGGATGTACAGCGGCCCCTTGCGCGTGCCCGTCAACCGAAATGCCGGCACCGGCAGCAAGCCCAGCGATGCCTTGCGCTGGGCAATGCGTTCGGTCACGCCGAAGTATTTCAGGCACACATCTGTCAGCAATAACAGTTCTTCGCTCATGGTTCACTCTCCTTTTGCTCGGCTTCGAGCGCATGCACCGCATTACGCGCGCACCAGGCCAGCACTTTTTCAGGCCGGAAGTTGTAGGTTCGCTCTACCACGCCACTTCGCTCCATTTCGTTGAGCAGTTCCCCCCGCGGAAATCCTGGTGGCATGCAGCCCTTGGGTATCGTCAGCACCAGCCCCGTGACGCTGGGCGGCTGCATGGCGGCTTCGCATGATGCAATCAAGTCTTTGGGCGTCATACGCCCTCCTTTTTGTCGGCTGACCGGGCGCGCTCACCGTTGGCAATCGCAGCCCGTGCATCAACTTCGAGCATGTCGATGGCCTCCCGCGCATCGTCTCGATACGGGTCTGCAGGATCAAGTGCGGCCCATTGCTGCGCCAATCGCGCAATCAGCGCCTCCCGGTCGCTTGCAGGGGCCTCTTGCTCATCATCACAGACACACTCAATGCAACTGCAATGGCTGGTGCCGCAGTTCATGGGCTTGGTTGGCTGTGCGCGTGTGGCGGCATCCAAGCCATGCGGCGCCCACGTTGTAGGCTGCGATTCCATGCTGGCGACAGCCGCACGCAGTTCGTTGATAAATACTGCAGTTGCAGGCGCATCTCTCCACAGTGGCGTGTCCCAGCGGGCAATAACAGCCTTTGCGGCTTCGAGTAGTTTGTTCATTTCAAAAGCTCCTTGATTTTGTCGTAGCACTCATAAGCGCCAGTTGCGTTTTTGGGTAGACGCACGCCGTCCAAATTACCTATAACAGTCACGCAAATGAGCATTGCCTCCTCAATCGCCTGTTTGCGTGATGCCTGCCAAGCCTCCCACGCTTTTTGCGCCGGCATAAATCTATAACCATCATCTTGCATACGCTCGACTGGTAACCTGTTTTTGCTGCCTGCTAAGTACAGCGCTTCAAACGCTGCCCGGTTGTTGTCTGTGCTCATGATTTCGCCCTTCCGCATCGGCAATTGATGCAAACTTCGTCCAATATGTGCCGGGTGCATGTGTCAGTGCGGTCCCCATCGGCTCTGATCCATGCGCGCAATTCCTCGCGCTCGCGTGTCAGAGCGTTGATCAGCTTTGCATCGCGCTCTGTTTGCGCGAGCAGGGCCAGGTAGTCGCTCATGACTCAACCGCCTGGCGCTTTGCCGCTTTGCTCAGCGACGGCGCCGGCTTCTTGCGCTTGACGGCCCGGCGCTGCTCGCGGTTCAGCGGCAGGCCGCCCATTGCCGTCACGCTGGCCCTTGCGATTTCTGTGTTTGATTTCATGCCTCGCCGCCTTCCGTATCGTCGGCCGGCAGGAATTGCACCGATGGCGGCATCCAGACTGCTTTTGCGATTGCATCCGAAAGCCGGGCCATTTTGTAGCCTTCGTCAGATTCCACCTCATCATCTTTGATGACAATCTCGATCACGTCACGCGCCCTCATCAGCAGCCCGCGCAGCACGCCGGCCTCGCCCTTGAGCCGTGCAATTTCGCTGGTCAAATCCGGCTGTGCGTCAAATGCGCGTTCGAGGCGGACGGAGTAGTTGTTCATGTGTGTTCCCGGGTTATGCGACATGTCGCAGTAATTAATTCTTTGGACGTGTCGCCTTACCGCCAGCGTTCGCCGTCAGTTCAGCGCGTACCTCCATCCACAGCTTGCCAAGCATGTTCTTCCCGTCACGGTTTGGCCCCCAGCCCCAGAAGTCGTCGCGCCACGAGTCCTCGACCAATTCGCGGTCGCCGGTCGCCAGCAACTTGCGGCGCACGTACTCGTGCTGCTCTGCTTTGGCGCGCAGGATGTCGCGCATGATTCCGACCTTCACGCCATCCCAATCAAAACGGCGCAGCGGCTTCCACCCCTCGGCCAGCTTGAACGCCTCGTGTGCCGAGATTGCATCCAAGATCGCGTCCCGACAGAAAACCTTGCCTGCCGTCTGGCCTTGGCTGAACTTCTCCCAGTGGTAAGCGTGTTCGCTGGTCGGGAAGCGCCGGCCCTGCCACTTGATGCTGAACGCGCTGAAGTTGCTCAGGACGTAGAAGTCCTGCTCGTAGAAAAACACTTGCTTGTCGGTGTCGAGTTTGTGGTTCATGTCCATGTCCTTTTCAAAAGTCGGTGCTCGCAATACGGCGAACCCATCATTTCAGCGGACTCCGCGCAAGAAACGCGCGAAGCCGCTGAATTCAAGCGTTAGAAGGCAAGTCGATAGGCATCCAGTGTGTCGGAATATTGCTGATTGCATTGCCGCCTGGTGTAACCCAGCAACCGCCAGATTTTGGTGCCGCCTTTGGAATTCCCCACTTCACGATGCGCAGAACGCCAGTCTCCTTGGTGCTCCAAACAGCAATCGGCGTCCCATCTCTTGGCGCTGTAGAAATATGATCCATTCTTTCTAACCTTTCATTCGGCTCGGACGCTAGCCCTGCGGAAAAGCATTGCTGATGCACTTGGGCATGGCGACGTAGCGCTGCTGTCTGACGGGGTTGGGGTTCGCCATTACTTGATCTCCAATTTCTTGTTCGGCCCCAGCTCGCATCCATCCACAAACTCGCCTTTTTTGAGCGCGTCGCCAATGGCCTTTTTATCGGGCGCAGCCTTGGGCTCGACCGGCTCAGGAAGGCGCATGTACTGCGCTGGCACCTTCGCCAAATCCTTGATCAGCACAGCAGGCGCCTTGCCCTTGATGCGCGCCTCGAACTCCAGTCCGATCACGTCTTTATCACCGGTGGCAATCATGCTGGTGAACAGGGCGCGCTCCAGGCGGTGCGCGTCTTCCTCATCCGCATACGCCAGGTCAACGATGGCGCCCGCGGCTTCATGGCGGGCCTTGGCGCGGGCGCGTTTGGCTTTGATGATGGCGATATAACCGCAGCGCTTTTCGAGCAGCATCAGGCTGTTTTCCTCGCCTTCGAGCGTGTCGCTGATTGTCTGATCGTCAAAGCCAGCGGCTTCGAGTTGATGGCTCATGGCCTGCTGGTGCGCGGTGAGTGTGTAGAGGTTGTTCATTTTGTTGCTCTTAATAGGTGAGGCGGCATCGCTGGCAGGCATACAGGAAACGCAGTCATAACCGTGTATGGCAGGTTTAACGACGAATGAGCGCCGGGTCATGCAATGCGACCGCTGCAGCCGCCCCGTAAATCAGAAGGGGCAGTCTTCGGGATCGTCGCTTTGTGCATTGACGGCGCCGCCCGCATGCTTTGCACCTGTGGCCTTAGCCCACTCCGGTGAACGCTTGATAGCGTCTTGCAGCTTCTCGTGAAACGTCTCAAATACCGCCATGTCTGGCGCGTCCAGATCGAATTTCACGTTTGCATGAACCGGCGCCGGCTTGGCGTTTTTGAGCGCTCCTGGGATGGGCGTCAGGCCCGCGACGTTGGTGTACGTCTTGCCGTTGGTTTCGCTGTGGGTCACGTTGACCATGCAATAAGCGCCCATCAGCTTTGACACGTCAAACGCCTTCGCCTCATCTTCCGTAAAGTCCTTGCCGCGCCATGCCGCCAAGTCTTTGCGCAGTAATGCTTTTTCGTGCAGGCTGACGGTGTAACTCTTGCTGATCGTGAGCGGCATGTCTTTGCCGTCAACGTCGATGGTCAGCGGTGCGCCCTGTTCATCTTCCCCGAACAATTCCCATCCCAGTTTGATTTTGTGCTGCGACTTCGGGCCGTATTGCCCGTCTGTGAACTGCGTTCCGAGATCAATCAATGAGTGGCAGCGCCCGATGTAAACGCCTGGTGGGACTTTTTTGAAGTTGCCGCCGCCTGAGTCCGTTGCGATAAAAGCCATGATGTTTCCTTTGAAAAATACCAGCGCTTAACAGGCGGCTGGTGTACCTATGGATTCATTAACCGGCGGAAAGCTCACGCCAGCCGCAGCGCACAGCCAGCGGGCGAACTGGTCGGAGGTGTCTGACTCGCAGCACATGCAGTAAATCTCCGCGCTGGTGGGCGCGGGTGTTTCAATTGCCACGGATGGGTGCTGATCTTCAATGTCTGATGCGTGCCCGGCTTCAAAGTCCGCCGTGGTGTATGTGACACAAGGCGCATCAACCACCGGCACGACTGCCGCCAGGTACGCCGCCAGATCGTCGGCTTCCTTGGCTTTGCGTGCCGCCTCATCAATCACCGCCTGCGCATCGGCCACCTGCTTTGCCTGCACCGCCAGTGCTTTGCGGGCGGTGGCCATCTCGGCGGCTTCCTTGGTGTTGCGTTCGTCAATCACCTTTTGTTCGGCAGCGCGGCGGGCATTGGCTTCGTCGTCAAGGCGCTTTTGCTCAAGCCGGGCCGCTGCTTGCTGGGCAGCCAGCTCGGCGCGGTCTTTGACCAACTGCGCAGCGGCTGCTGCCTGCTCGGCCTGAATGCGGGCGGTTTCGGTTTCGGCTTCGCGTTTCTGGTCGATGATCTTTTCCATGCGCTCCATTACCTCAATGCGAGCGCTCTTGGCTTCAATCTCGAATTCCTCGAAATTTTCCATCGGGTCATTACCCAATTTGTCCACCAGCGCCTGCACCCGGTCAGCCGTTCGGCATTCCAGCGCCAGCGCGTGAAAGTTGCGAATGTCGGCAATGCGCTGATGTATCGCGGTGATGCGATTGCGCTCTGCGAGTTCGCGGGCAACGCGCTCGGCCTCAAGCGCGGCCTCCCGCGCTTTGATCTGCTTGTCAATCGGCTCCTCAAGTTCCAAGAGCGCCGCCGTGATGCGCTTGGCCTCTGCATCGATCAGATGGCAATGCGCCAGCGCCGGGGCCTTGATCTGCTTGCGCATGGCCTCCAGTCCGGTGCGCAAGCCCCGCACCTCTGCGCGGTCGGCCCTTGCAATCGCCATGCCCTTGACGGTGATAACGTCATATTCGACGTTCGCCATACGCGCCCTCAGGTCGGCCAATCCGGCTTCGGTTTTTGAGTATTCCTCTATCTCGGTTGTCGCCGCTTCGATCAGTTCTTGATTCATGATTCACCTCGTTTCACATAGTTGATTTCAGTCGAGCCAGCCCGCACCCGGCGCACTTCTTTGATTTGCAATTCATCTTCCTCCCGCTCCAGTTCGTCCGACAGCTTGCGGTCGAAGTGCTCAAAAACTGCGACCAGGACGGCGAACAAAAAGATGATTGCGCCCACGATCAGGATTGGCGTGGTGATTTCGGCGGGGATCATTTCGCACGCTCCGCAAGCATTGCGTCGGCCATCTGGTAGGCGTAGGCGGAAACAGCTTTCTGCACCGCTGCATTTGCGACACCCTGCAAAGCATCGCCAGCGCAAAAACCTTGCATTGCCTTCGCTGCAAAATAATCACGCATGGTCAATCCACCCGCGCTTATGTTCACCATTCGATCATGCCCATACCCGGCTTCATCTACGTATCGCTCTGCTTTGCGCTCTGTGCACGGAAACGCCGGCCCGCCGTTTGGTTTGTCGCTCATCACAGCACCCCCAAAAAAACAGCCAGCACCACCAGGGCAGCGAGCACGCAGATGATTCGGTCATACAGCGGCATCGGGCTGGGCATTGCCGAAAGCTGGTGGCTGGTGTAGGGGCCGAAAGCATCGGCCATCGAGCGCGGGTGTTTGCGTGTGGTCATTTCGCCGCCGCCTTTGCAATGGCCGCGTCAGCTTTTCTGCAAGCATCATCAAGCGCGACGATGAATGAATTTTCATCATCCCAGAAGTTCGGGACAACATAGCGAAGTTCTTGCAACGCCTCCAGCAGTTCCGCATTCACTGCGGGCGGGGTGGTGTAGATGGCGACAAACTCGGCGCATGGTTCTTTCCGAATACCGCATCCCACAGATGCAATGCGGGGGTCATCGAGCTTGCGCAAATCCGATTCGCGGACATACCCGGCTGGCTCCACCTCCTGCGCAAGCTCAGCCTCAAGGGCTGCGACATACCCGCGCAATCTCTCGCCGATTGGCCGGCCTTTGTTGTCTTGCCAATCCTCGAATTGCAAGTCAGGGTCGACCAGCTTCAGCGCGTCGAGCGCAATGCTGGCGGCGCTCATGCTGCCTCGCAAGTGATGGCCAGCAGTTGCTGAATCTTGCCGTCGATCTGCGTGATCGCGTTCTGATGGTCGGCCATGAGCTTTTTCTTTTCCGACTCAAGAGCGGCGACAAACCCGGCTGTAATGTCCTCTTTTTTAGGCGTATCAAACACCAAAGAAATAGACGCTACTTTCGATTTGCTGGGGTTGTCGTAAACCGAGAAACGGTAGCTCACGCCGTCAATCACATTGGCGTCTTCAAATGCCCATGCTTCGGGGATTTCTGCGTAGATGAAGCCGGGGATGGTGATTTGTTTTTTCATTTCAATACTCCTCTTTTTGGTTTAGGAAGGCGATGGAAATTTCCTCGCGCTGCTCATCGCTCAAAATCTCGCTGATGTCGTCGCCGCTTTCCGTCTTTGCGCTGTAAACAATCGCATCCGCAGGGCATCCCGGCTCGTCGCGGGTCTGACGCTCTGCTGCCTCATATTCGATTTCGCAGTCCAGCCAGACGCCTGCAAGCTGGTGCTTGAATGACTGGGTGGGCGGGACGCGGCGCAGGTGGCGCATGGCGGGCTCTGTGTGTGTTTGCATATCAACTCCCTGAAAAGTGATGGCGTAAAAAAGCCCACTCATGGCGGGCTGTGTGGTTGAAGATGGCGACCGAGGCTCTCCCCAATCCGACGCTCTTGCAGGCTTCCGCCTGTAGTGTTCGCTTAACCATCAAATGATCACCCTGCCATGAACTTTCGCCTTCCAGTTGCGCGTTCATTGCGCCTGGTCGGTTGCAGGATGTTTGATTGATGCCCCTCATCGAAGGGCCGGGTATTTGCGCGCCCCGTTTGGCGCCTGTTTTTTTAGCCGGAGCCGTCGCCGGAGCCGTAGCCGTAGCCGTCGCCGTAGCCGTCGCCGGAGCCGTCGCCGTAGCCGTCGCCGTAGCCGTCGCCGGA